GTTCTAGGCCGGGCACCCATGAGTATTGCCCGTCTGGTCGGACAGATGGCGGGGCCACGATGTAGCCACCATCTGTGCGCGTATCGACATGCGGAGCTAGTCGGCTAGTGGTGCATCTCCAGCCTTTTCCAGCGGGCTTACGGAAGATATGATGTCGGCCTCCTCTTGGCGTTATGGCCGTTGGCGCGGTTGCCAAGTCAAGTTGCTTATCTGGGTCATCCTTAAGCCAAGGGTTAGGTGCGTTCCCGTCTAGCGGGTCAATATCGACGACAAGGAGTCCAGCAGTAGCGATAGCGACGTTCGCATTAGGCCACTGTGCCCACCAGCGCTCGATTTGCTCTGGGTCAACGGTGGCATCATGGAAGCCATGCTCGGTTAATGGCGTGCTTTTTCCTGGCACGCATGGGAAGACACGATAACCAAGTTCCGCATAGCGGAGCGCAGCAGTTAGCAGTACATTTGACACCATAAAATGCCTCTTGTCTCATGTCCCAAAAGCCCTTATGGCGCATGCGCCATAAGGGCTACCTTATCGCCCGCACATCAGCCCTTATGCGGTTCACTGGCCGTCTCGTTGCCAGATAGCCAGCGCACCAGCGCGTCACGAGAAAATAACCAGAAACCGCGCTGGGTTCCCCCCAAACGGCGGGCCGGAATTACGCCATCGCGGGCTAGGCGCGCCAGAGTTTGACGGCCCAGACCAACCAGCTTGGCCGCCTGGGGCAACTTCAAACCCAGGCTGTCATCAACACCCAATCGCTTTTCCACGGCAACCTCCTTTTTGAAACTGGGCCAAGGGCGCAGTACGCCAGCCCCGCGATATGCGGGTTTGCGTGCAGTTTTTCGCCTTAAGCGGACTTAAGCAGATTACCAAGTCGGCTACAAGACCAAAAAGCCCCAAAAAAAATCTTATCTGCGTCAGATTCGCCAATAGCGGCCTAAGCCGGCTTAGGCCGCTATTTTAAGTCGCGCCGCATAAGGACCAGCGGCCCCAGATGGCGTCAGAACTACTGGCCAGAGGCTAGCGGGGGGTGTCGGATGGGGCGAGCGGAGACAAGCGCGGACGTGCCAGACTCGCGGTGCCCACTTGGGCCAGAAGGGGTGAACAACCAAATCGCAAGCTGGGAGTATCAGCCCCCAACCTCAACGAAACCCCACTTTCTCCAGAGAAACAGGAGGTTTCGTTGATGTGTTGATGTGTTGATGCGCCAAAACTCGTACTGGCTACTTGGGCCAGCGGGGCTTGCTCAGCGGAATAGGTATGACTGCACCGCTTTTTGCAGCGCCCGTTTGGAGATTTGCAGTTTTTCCAGGGTTTTTATGGATGTCTCGATTCCCGCCGTCTCTCGATGGCCAGTTTTGGGCTTTGCAGCATGTCTCACGAAAAACGCCACAAACCCGCAATCTCTAAGACTCTTCCGGAAAAATTTGCGATTCCTTGCAGCTTCCTGCGGGAAGCTGCTGCACCGCATTTTGCAGCGCTACTGCACCGCTTTTTGCAGCGCTGTGTGAATGTTCAGGAACCCATCTCTGAGCAGCGGAAAACGCCGCTTCCGTCGGGTCAACGTAGTGCCGCAGCGCGACGCTAGGCGTGTTGCCTAGCCACTTGGTCACCACGGCCAGCGGGAAAGACTGGGCCAAGTCAGACTCGCAAGATGCTCGCAGGGAATGCCACGCGCGGGGCCAAGGGGCGATGCCAGCGCGGCGGAGGATTTTTGCGAACGTGCCCCGCAGGTTGACGCCGCCCCAGCCGGCCGGCCCTTGTGCCCGCCGGCGGTACTCCTCGGGGAAAACGTAGACTGCCCCTTCGGGGGCTTGCTCAAATGCCGCTTCCAGCGGCCCCCGCACGAGCGGGAACAAGGGAATGACGCGGTGCGGCCGGCCCAGATGTTCCGTCTTGGGCGATGGCACGACCAGCCGGCCGCGCTCCCAGTCAACGTCGGCCCAGGCGAGGGAAAGCGCTTCGGACGGAACACGCAAGCCGCCGAAACGGGCCAAAGCGACAAGTAACCGCCACCAGACGTTCGGGCAAAACTCAATCACCCGCTCCGCGTCCGCGATGGAAACGTAGGCCCGCCGTTCGGCTGGATTGCCGGCCCGCTGTCGGACGTGCTTCCACGGGTTAGCCTGGAGATGCCCCAGCCGCACGGCGTCTTCCAGAATCGCCCGGGCGTGCCCCAGCCGCTTGTGGATAGTCGTAGGCCGTAGCCCGCGAGCTTGCATCGCCCCTCGGAACGCTTCGCCGTCCGCATGGGCCAGGCTGGCCAGGGGGCGCGGCCCGAAAAGCTGCGACAGCTCAGCCGCCGTCTGGCCCCATGCCCGCAAGCTAGTTGGCTTGTGGCCGGCCGAACGCTTGCTGGCTAGCCAGGATGACAGAAGCTCATCGACGGTCAGCTGCTCTTGGTGCTCCACAAGCCCGACTTTGGCCAGCCGGCCGCGAAGCGGTTCGCCAAGGGCGGCCAACCAAGCCGCCGTATCCCGGGAGACAGGCTGGCCGCTGATCTTCGATGCCAGCAAGGCTTCGACGTGCCGGCGGATGCCCTCCGCATCCTTGCGGCTGATCTTGCCCAGGCGGATGGACCGTCGGGCACCGTCGATGCCCACAAACTGAAGGACGCGCCGGCCGTTCGGGCCATTCGTGAGACTAGCCATTGCACGCCCCCTTTCTCTCGCCAGCCGGCCGGCCAGCGGAAAAGCCCCTCAACCACTACCCTAGCCTGGGGCCGGCTAGCCAGAATGGCAAGCAAAATCCGCCAGCTGGCCCCCTTGCGGTAGCAGCTGGCGGACAAAATCGCTTGGAAAACCTCCTATCTGCTGGCATTTGCTACCGCATGGCATCATCCGGGATAGGTTCCAACGGCATCAGCCCGGCGCGATGGTTCCGCCCGAAAGCTAGGTCCAGCCCATCTTGGGTTAGCCGAATCAGTACTCCCCGGGGGGCGCGCTTCACTTCGGCTAGCCCCCTACTGGCCAGGATTTGTGCCAGCCGGGGTACAAAGTTCCGCTCGCCGTACACATTATGGAGCGCGGACCATTCCACTAGGTCGGCAGAACGGGTCCATTGATCGCCGCTCCCGCCGCTAGCCAAGAAGTCGAGTAGCAGGGTTGCCGTGTCAGCAGTTACCAAGCTTCGTTGCATGAACAATCTCCTCAAAAAAGCCCTTTAAAGCCCCCTAGCCGGCCCCAGGACGCGTTCAGATGGGGCGGGATGGGTCAGAAGTCGTCCACGATGCCAGAACGCGTCCTGGGGCCGCTCTGCTCCGCGGTTGCGCGCGGGCGCGTGTTCCGTTGTTCCGTTTTGGCGTACCCCCAAGTCCATCGCATGGTTATGAGCGGAACAAGGGGCGGAACAACGGGCGGAATCGTTCCGGAACAGTTCCGCCAGTTCCGCAATCCTGGGCGGGCATGAGTAATCTCTTCAGAAAATGCCCTTCCAAGCCCCCTAGCCGGCCCCAGGACGCGTTCAGACAGACTGGGACGGGCCAGAAGTCGGCCACAATGCCAGACGTGCCCTATGGCCCGCTGCCCCCTTCTAAAAGCGCGACCACAACGAACCGCGCATTGTGCGCCGCGCATTGATTCGCCCATGCCATGCCCGCGCGCGAGCGGCCTTTTGGCCGCTCGCGCGCATGGGGGGTATGGGGGGTGTGCGCGCGCGCGCCTAGTGCGCAGTTCGTTTTTTTCATAAGCCTTGATCTTCATGCGAGTTACAAGGCGCACTACCCGCGCACTCCCCGCGCACTCCCACCGCGCACTGATCGCGCACTGCGCATAGCGCACTGCGCACTTCGCGCCGCAACACTTGCGCCCAACGCACCGATGCCCCGGCCAATCGCGCGAGTTGGTTGGTCGACATTTCCGGGTTGGCGCGGATTAACTCCAAAACAGCGCGGCGCTTGCTAATTTCGATACCCCCGCCTGGCCCCTCCTGTGGTGTTGGCGGGGCTTGCGTCGCGTAGCCCAATCGGCCATGACTCATGCCCCAGCGATACACTAAGCCGACGGCCTCAGCCTTGCGTAATAGCCCTTTGCTCTTGGAATCGCTTAGTCCATGCTGGTTGGCCTCGGCTAGCAAGGCGTCTACTAGTTTCGGTTTCACTCCAACAAACGTGCTTACGAACCGCTCGATAGTCCACTCCAGCTGCTCTTCTTGTGGTTCTTCCGTCTCGGCCTTGCGTGCCCGTCGGGGACGTTCGCTCCGTAGCAGAGTTGGGTCGAGATCGTCGGCTGGTGTCCATACTGGGAATGTCCAGCGTAGGCATCTGGGCATCACGGGTGGCCATGACCGCACCGCTGCTTCCAGAACAACCACATCATCCTCTTCATGGGGCCGTAGGATGAGATGCGTATCGGTGGCCCGACTCTGGCTACCAGCTCCAGCGCCAACGTCCGTAATCGACTTGCCCGATTGATTCCCCTTGCTGGTGTGGTGAATGAGCACGAAGCAGCAACCGAGTAGGTCAGCGTAGCGGTCGATGGCGTTGTAGATATTGGCCATTGTGGCGTTGTCATTCTCGTCCATTTTTTGTGGCATGAAGCGGTACATGGCGTCTAGGATGATTAGCCGGAACTGGCCAGGCTTCAGTGAGCGGAAGTATTGCCCCAGCGAGAAGATGTCCTGCCAATGGCCGCGCAGATTTTGCACAAAGACTCGATGGCCGACTTCGCTAAGGGCAATCTGACGGGCTGCTGCAACTCGGGGGATTCGGTTTGCTGAGGTTTCGGGGTGCAGTTCGTTGTCAATGATGAGCACATTGCCTTGATCGGTTTCAAACGTATCAAGCCAAGGTCGGCCCGTAGCGACGGCTAGGGCCAAGTCGGTAACAAGCCACGACTTTTGGGTCTTTGGCGCCGCGATGACGTTCATGGTTTCGCCTTGGCGTAGTAGGCCATGAATCACTGGTCGGCGTAGGTTAGGGTAGCGTTCTACCAGTTCGGCCAGGCTAAGCGGGGCCAGCTGCGCCTGGGATCGAATCATCTGTTCCCAGTGGCCCTCGGCCATCGCGGTAGCGATTTGGTCGGGGGTATATCTGGCAACGCTGGTGGCGACTCCATCGACTTCGCCGGGATCGAGCGGCGGTTTGCAGCGGTCTTTATTGACCTGGTGCAGCGCGGCGGCTATCTCGGCCCGAGACATGCCGCGACGGCGCATGGTCCCGGCTAGGCTGGTCAAGGTATCGTTCCGCTGGCCTTGCGGGATTGGGTTTTCTTTGAACTGGACGGGCTGAACTTGGGCCAACGGCGCAGACTGTCCCAGTTCCGCGATAGCCCCGTTGGCCAGCTGGTCGGGCGATGCGGGCTGCTCAAGCCTTGCGATAGCTCCGTTGGCCAATCTGTCCAGCTCTTCGATTAGCCATGCCGGCGGCTCTGGTAGGCAGTCTGGCGGATCGTCCAGTTCTAGGCCGGGCACCCATGAGTATTGCCCGTCTGGTCGGACAGATGGCGGGGCCACGATGTAGCCACCATCTGTGCGCGTATCGACATGCGGAGCTAGTCGGCTAGTGGTGCATCTCCAGCCTTTCCCAGCGGGCTTACGGAAGATATGATGTCGACCTCCGCGCGGCGTTATGGCCGTTGGCGCAGCTGCCAAGTCAAGCTGCTTGTCGGGATCATCCTTAAGCCAAGGGTTAGGTGCGTTCCCGTCTAGCGGGTCAATATCGACGACTAGGAGTCCAGCAGTAGCGATAGCAACGTTTGCATTAGGCCACTGTGCCCACCAGCGCTCGATTTGCTCTTGGTCAACAGTGGCATCGTGGAAACCGTGCTCGGTTAATGGCGTGCTTTTGCCGGGCACGCATGGGAAGACACGGTAGCCCAGCTCGGCGTAGTAGAGAGCGGCGGCTAGTAGATTGGTAGCCGTCATGACTTCCCTCGCAGTTATTCAAACAGAGAGGGGGTGTCAGATTTTTTGTGGGAGTTTGGGGTAAGGCAATGGGGGGAAGCCCATAACCGCTCGCGGTGTTGTTGCCCTCCTGGGGCTGCGCTCTGTGTGCGTTTCACGTTGCCCATGCCACCTCTGAGGTAGCCTGGTCGGAACCACTCGTAGACTTTCCAGCCCTGGGATTCTAGCTCGGCGTGCTCAACGTCGAAGCCGGCTAGGACGATGCGGTATTTGGGATTGTCTCCCCATTTTTTGCACCATTCACGGACAGCTTGCGCGATGGTGTCTGAGTCGGTGAAATAGAGTGCGTTATCTCGATTGGCCTCTGCGGAGTAGGGTGGATCAAGGAATACGCCAGCTGGGGATTTGCCTTGCCGTACTGGAATTGTCCAAGCTGCCCCAGTAGTGCAGACACGCGACCAGTCGCCATGCACGATTCGGACGTGGCGTAGGCGGGCAGACAGCCATTGGAACCACCGGATTAGTTCCGGCATGGTCAGCGGGTGAAATTCGTTGTTTGGCAAATCGGACAGGACGCCCGGCTCGCGCAGCTGTGGTCTGTTTACGCCGCGGCCGTTATCACTTAGAAAAGGTCGACTCTTAGACACACCTAGTTTGATGTTATTCTGTTTCGTAATCCGTCCGCTTGCGGGGTCCACGGTCCACGGGCCTTCTCCATTGAATGCACCGATCTGGACACATACACTCCATAGCCACCAGCCGGCAATCTTGGGGTCGCACCATTCGGGAGTACCAGCGAGCAGTTCCCAGTTTTGCTCAGTTCGCCACTTCAGCACGGCAATCTGCCGTGCGTATTTATCGAGTTCTGTAACGGGCCACGAGGCGTGTCGGGCTATCTCTTCGGGATGATATTGGATCGCCCTCCAGGCGTTCACGACGAACCCGTCTGCGTCGCAAACAGTCTCACTGTGATAAGGTCGATTGCATGGGTGTGGGCGATTGAGCAAGACAGCCCCTGAACCGAAGAAAGGCTCGACGTAATGGGCCACGTCGCCGAGTAGCTCCCAGACTAGCGGCGCGGCCTGGCTCTTGCCGCCGAACCAAGGGAACGGGGCTTTCTGGTAGTTGATCTTTGGCATGGCCACCCTAGAGATAGAGCACGTCCACCGGGCAGGGCTGGGCGCCCAGCCCTGACAACGGCGGAACGTAGCCTGACTGCGCAGGATTAGCGTTGCGTTCTGGCATTATCTCGGATCGCTTGCAGATTGACCAGTTCAGCAACTTCAAATTGCGGCGGAACGCTTCCGGCCATCGGCCGCAAGCGAACGATCGTCGGAAAGTAGCCGCAGCGGCCGTGAAGTTCGGCTAGCAACACGGCAGTAATTGAGGCGAGTCCCGGCGGGTTGATGAGGAGCGGTGTCGTCTGCCATTGTTCAGGCGTGAATGGGATGGTGTCAAACAGTTTGCGGATTTGTTCACCGAACGGCTTGGCGTGGTCAAACTGCGTCGGCACATTGGCAACGCGTTTGACTTTTTTCCCGGTCAGTTCTTGGATTTGGTCCAAGTGGGCCTCCGTGAGCGGATGGCCGAAGTTGATGATAAACATAAACCCTCCTTTCTAGGGTTAGACTGGCGTACAATTTTACTTTCGCCATTCTGGAAAACAAGGTTAGTAGTTAAAATTTCGCGGCGTGTCACCACGGAATCTCATCTTCCGCTTCTTGGCCGATCACGTTGTAACCGAACGGGAAATCGAGCGCATCTGCTGGCCAGTTGTGCTCACTAATGGGTGGCGGAACATCGCCCAGCTCGTAACCGATGATTTGATCGAATTTTTCGCCGGTAATGCGCCGCACAGTGATCGTGCGCGTAGGAGCCAGGCGGCCTGCTCGTGCCAGGAGGACGGCTTTCTCGGCTGTGTCCGGAACTGGCTCGTGCGAGCGTCGCTTCCACCAGGAGATGGCCTTCTGGTGAGCATATCCAGTGTGCTCGAAGCAGACCCATTCGGACTTGTAGGTGTGCCAGCCGACCCGGTAATCGACACGCATTGTCCTTGGAGCATTCTCTGGTGCGCCGCGCTTGTGGTGAACGTTGTAGAACACCTCCTCCACCGTATGCGTTGTCGTCGTGACCTGGCCGGACAGAATGCCGGCATCGCTGGCTTTAGCGTCATGCTTGGTTCGCTGGGGCGGTGGGAACTCATAGCCGCAGTCAGGGCACCGTGCGTATCCTGCGGCCACGACTGACAGGCACTCGGGGCATTCCTTGGCCGGAGCCTGGCCGTTGCCGGTGGTACATTCTTTGACGCGGATTTGATCGACCGGCCCATGTCGCAGAACATTCCCGCCGAAGTCGAGCACGAGGCAATTTTGCTTGCCAGGATGTAAGCGGAACCCTCGGCCAACCATCTGGTAGTAGAGTCCTGGCGACATGGTTGGCCGCAGCAAGACCACGCAATCGACGTTCGGAGCGTCGAAGCCAGTGGTGAGCACGTTGACGTTGCACAGGTACTTCAGCTCGCCAGCTTTGAACTTGGCCAGCAGGGCGTTGCGCTCTTCGATGGGCGTGTCGCCGGTGACGAAGCCACACTGGATGCCGTGTTGGTCTTTGAGCACCTGGACGACGTGTTCACCGTGCTTGATGCCCGACGCGAAGATCAGCACGGCCTGGCGATCTTTGGTGTACTCGACAATCTCTCCGCAGGCAGCCTGCACCAGCTCTGCGGAATCCATCAAAGATTCCACTTCGTCGGCCACGAACTCGCCGTTGCGAACGTGCAGGTTGCTGGTGTCGGCCTTTACCTTGCTGGCCTTAGTGATCAGCTGGCACAGATAGCCTTGGGCGATTAGCTCCCGAACGCTGACTTCGTAGCAGATAGCGTTCAAGAATCCATCCGGCGTACAAATTGGGCCCGTCTTGAGGCGGAACGGTGTAGCAGTAAAACCGACTATCCGCAATTGTGGATTGATGGTACGGGCATCGGCCAGGAATTGCCTGTACATGCCGTCGCCTTCTAGCGGGATAAGATGACATTCATCTACGAGAATCAGGTCAAATGCGCCCAGCTCGTCGGCTCGTTGATAGACCGATTGGATTCCGGCCACGATCACTTGATTGTCAGTATCGCGGCGATTGAGTCCCGCTGAGTAGATGCCGAATTGGACCTCAGGGCAAACCGCACTCAGCTTGTCAGCTGTCTGTTCTAGTAGCTCTTTAACATGGGCCAGGATCAGCACACGGCCTTGCCAGAGTCCGACAGCATCCTTGCAGATGGACGCCATCACTGGCGTTTTGCCACCAGCTGTGGGGATCACGACGCACGGGTTGTCGTTGTGGTTCTGCAAGTAAGAATAAACGGCAGCTTTGGCCTCTTCCTGGTATGGGCGCAGTCTGATCATGACTTCGCTTCCGTCTCCTGGCCTTGGCTAGCAGTTTCGTCGTGAATCGTAAGCGTAGCTTGCACAAGGCGAAAGCCAGTCAGCAGCGATGGCCCGCCCAGCAGCCGGAGGGCTTGGCGCGCGGCGATGCTGGCCTCGTTTGGATTTCTGCGAAAACTGCTTAGGATCAGGTCATTCTTGCTAACCGCAATCCAGCCGTGAATCTCCATCGTGGCTGTCCTCCACTGGGCGCAGCGTGACTAGCACCTTGCCGTCTGGTGACGATACTGCGCACTTTCGGATGTGCAGGTCGACAATCTGGCTGTCGTCGAGATACGCTCCGCCGTGCTGGAGCGCATCGAGCAGGGCTTTAGGCACATTGTCGATGTCGCGCCGTCGGCGATCTGGCGGGTAAACGTCAATTGTTACGGCGATTGGGCCGCGTAGGGGTTCGCAGCCTATGGCTGCGAGAATTGACACGACATGCTGGCGGAATCTGCGGCCTTCGCGGCTTATCAACGTTCTTGGCCCAACGCGTCGCCAGTAAGTGTTGACTGTTGGAGGATAAGGTAGAAGGAGTTGCATGAGCTTCTCTGGAAATATACCATGCCTTGGCTTGCCACTCCTGGGCCTCGCCGGGCCTCACCCAAGCGCGACAGGCACAGCCGCGCCGCGACCAGGCTTGCCCTGACAAACCATGCCTCGACCCGACAGGCCAAGCCGCGACCCGCCAGGCCAGGGCTTGACGGGCCTCACCGGGACCGACCACATGATCGTCTATGTTCAAATCTCAGTCTAACTAAAGACTGCCTCGCCACGACGAACCACGCCACGACACGCCGAAGCTTGCCACGACGGGGCCGGCCCCGCCAGAACAGACCTCGCCTCGGCATATCGCGCCAGAACAAACTATGCAATAATTGCCTAACTATGGCCATTCAAGTGTTTAGACGGGCTTTGGCACAGCCCGCCTAAACTCGCTAAGAATAGCCCCGCCACGACAAGTCTGGCCCGGACGCGCCCGACCTGGACATAACGTGCCCGCCTGGCCGCGCCCGACCTGGACATAACGTGCCCCGCTCAGGCCTACCAGGACCCGACGCGCCACGCCTCGTTTGTTTGCGTATCGTCTCTGCACCATCGCCCAAACAATAAATCGGCCACACCTTGACGCGCCCTGCCCCAGCTAGCCACGCCCGGCCCGGCGCGAGCCTTGCCCAAACATGGCCTGCCGGATCAAGCCTTGCCCAGATATCCCCCATACCCAGACTGGGCGTGCCGTGCCAATTCACACCACGCCCCAACCCGCCGAGGCAGGCTAACGGCCAGCCGTACCTCGCCTTGACCTAACCGGCCCTGTCCAACCTTACCGAGACAAACTGCACCCCTCCTGTCGTCTAAGTAAGCTATGCCCTGACACGCCATAGCTCGACCTGCCAGAACAAGCCCCAACCCGGCTTGCCTCGCCGCACCTGGCCCTGACGATTCAGAATGTTGCAAACTTTTTCCAATCTGACGGCTTGACCTTCAAAATATGCCGTGCTCCGTACCGCACCTCACCATGACACGCAGGGGCCTGACCTGCCATGACCCGACTAGCCTCATCCCGCCGTAACTTGACGAGCCCCGCCTCGGCACTCCATGCCTCACCAAGGCTTGGAACGGCCGGCCTAGCCGCGCCTCGTTCCGTCTATTGCACCTTTAAATGTTCAGGATTACAACTTGGATGCCGCCTAGTTCCGATCTTGCAATCTTCTCCAGGGCAGGTCGGGTGAAAAATTCCATGCCTTGAACTTGCCGCACCAGACCTCGGCCAGTCAGACCAAGACCGTCCGGGGCCTACCATGCCCCGCCAGGCCACGCCCGCCGCGCCGCGCCTCGCTCGGCCAAAACCGTCAGACTGCTACAAATTTGCCTCAACGCGCTGGTGTTGGAGTCTCGCGGCTGACCAGCCGCGAGACTCTGAAAGTCAACGCTTAGTCTTCACAGACCGCAAACGACTCCACCTGGAATCTGCCATATGTCGGCCGAAAGTCTCCAATGCCGATCAATCGGCCGGCGTCGGTCAGCAAGCCGAGCAAGAACTCTCGACTCACATACTCTGGCAGATTGACCTGAAACAAAAAGCTGGCGCTCCAGCCAGCCCGCATGGCAGGGCGGACACGGGTAATTCCGTTCCGCTGAACTTGCACCCTGCATCGGTGCTCGTAATCCCATTCGGTGACCCCCAGGCTAGCAAGTTGGGTCAAGCTGACCACACCAGCCTTGATCAGGTCTTGGGCGGACTTCCGAGGAGATCGCGGGTCTTGTCTAAACTTGGCCGCGCCAATCAGAGACTGGCGTACATACTCGCCAGGGATGCACAATTCATTGTCGTTGTTCCTGTAGACATAGGTTTCGATATTATCGATTTTCTTAGCGGCGGAGCCCTTGGCAGCCTTGGCTTTTGCCTCGACGGCTTCGCAATTCCAGCGGTGGAAGAGCAGGTCAGCATCACCTCGGATGCTAACCTCGGCCCGGTATGGCCGAGATAGCTCAATCGTTTCAGCGGCCCCATTGGTGACTTCTGGGCCAATCGCTGTAGTTCGTGGCATATCACGTCCTCCTGTTCAAAAAAATGTTATCCCCGTTTCCAGGGCGGAACATTAGAGGTTGCCTGCTGCGATTGCACGGCGGGCGGCTCTTTCTTGAAGTAGCCGCGCACCTCGTTTTGCAACTCGCCGGTATCCTCGCGCCTTTTCAGCCTAACCGCGATGATCAACGGAATATTGTGCAATTCCGTTGAGTCCCGCGGAGTCATCACTCCAACTGCCCGACAAATTGCGCTCAATTCGGCGCGGGCGATTTTCACCGTTGTCTCGTTGGCGTTGTGCAGATTTAGCCGTGACCAGACGAGGCGGTTCTTGTATGGCCCTTCCAGGATTTGGAAGGTAAGCTGCAAGTAGTGGCCATTGCCACTCTTAGTCGGCTTCAGCTCTGAATCGGTGATAATCGCCAAATACCTTCCTGCCGGGATAGGTTCCAGATTGCTAGTCGGATCGATTTCATGCGCGTTGAAACCTGTTAGGTCAGCCATTGCTCAGTCCTCCTTTGTTGGGTTGCTGGAAAAAGGACGCGTAAGTATTCCAGTCTAACGGCAGCTCATCGGGCAGGTTGAGGCGATTCTTGGCGACGTGCGATGGCCGTTCTGTCGTGTACAGAACGCGCTCGCCGGTGCCGATGCCTTTAGTCTTTTTGTGGTTGAAGCCCTCCTCGGTTTGCTTGGTATAGACCTTGTAAGTGGCGAACAACACCTCGTCGCACCACTCTTGCACCAGCTGCGAAGCGAGCTTGTGCAGTCTGGGTGTGTAACGGTCGTAACTGTCGACCGCTGGGTCTTCGAACCGTTCGATTTTTGAGTGAGCGATTAGAATGGTCGCCATGCCGCGATCATTGCGTAGGGCGTCCAGACCGGCGAGGAATTCGCGCCATAGTGCCAGGGCGAAAACATAGCCCTTGCCATAGCCCACATCTTCGATACTCTCGATCGCCCGCTGCTGGCAGACTTCGGCCCAGATCAACCGTTCCAACCAGTCGAGCGAATCGACGACGACCGTGCGGTAGGGATGCTGCTCGGTATAGAGAGCACCCAGAGCCTTGATGACGTCCTGATACGACAGGGCAAGCGGAAACTTGTCACACTCGATCTCGCCCAGGCCGTCCTCGGTCTGGACGAACACGGGCCGATCGCTGGAGGCACCGAAAGTGGACTTGCCGACGCCGTGAGTGCCGTAGATCAGCACACGGCGAGGGGCGAAACGCTTACCGCGATGAATTTGTTCTAGCAAGCTCAAGTTCTGCTCCTTGGTTCACATTCGGTTAAATAGGCGAATCTCTTCGTATCCCGTCGGCCATTGGTCAAGCTGACGACAGCGTACCAGCTGGGCTAAGGCTGCTTCGTTGTCGCGCTCTGCGATTGTTAGAACAGTTGGGTCGATTAGCCAAACCCCGCAGCGGTATGGCTCGCGTTTCTCGACGGCGACTAGATAGACTTGGACTTTCTCGCCGATGGTCAGCTCTACAAGAGCACGGTAGAAGGCGAGCTGGTGCAGATATCCGTAAGAGCGGGCGTCGACCTCAAGGTACTTGATACAATCACAGGTCTTGAGGTCGACAATCCCCTTGGCGGGATTAAACCAGTCTAGGCGTGCCTGACAAGGAATGTTGCGATAATCGCAGCGGACAACACCTTCTGGTACTCCTTCGGCAAGCAGCTCACTTGCGATAGGGTGCCGGTGGACAGCAGCGGCCAGCTCCTCGACCAATGCGGCCTGGCTGTCCGTCAAAACGTGCTTGGCTTGCCGCTCGGCCCACTCTTGGTAGGCCTTGCTTCGGCAGTCGTATGGCTTGCCAGTGGTAGGGTTGATAGGCCCGCCGAAGGCATACTGCCTCTGGTAGGCGTCTCGGCCTTCGAGGATCAAAGTATGCGCGGCCCGGCCCACTTGAAAGGCGGGCCGGTCTTCATCGGCGATTAGGCCAAGCTGGCGTTTGCGATAGAGCAATGGGCTCTCGCGGAATTCTGCCAGTGCATGACTGGTCAGGTGCTCCTTGGATTTCGCGTGGTAGACTTCAGCCGATTCTCGTAGGAGAAAGGATTGATTCATAGCGCCACCCCCAGATTCGCGGGGCGGTGCAGGCGCTGGGCGCTCTTGATTCGGACTCTATGGTTAGTTTTGGTGTTGAGCCCCACCCAGCCGCCGCAGAAACTTTCTCCAAGGATGCGGACTGGTACTACTCGGCCGCTGACCTTGGCCATGTACGTTTCGCCGATCTTGATTTCGTTCTTCTTCATGGCGAATCTCCTCATTCGAGGTTGCGATGGTTTGGCTGCCATCATCAGGCGACGGGAGCCACCCGTCGCGACGCCACCGATTGGGTGGCGTTTCGGCTTTATTCAGTGAACCAGCCGACGAATTCTTCCAGTGTGGTGTTCGCTCCGCATCGATCAGCTTCTGTCTCGACAGTCTCCTTTTTCTGTTCCCAGGTTTCCGGTTGCGCAACAATTCTTTCCAGTAGGTCGTAGAAGATGTCCCAGTCTTTCTCGGTCATGGTAAATCTCCTCATTCGGTGTTGTGATAGTTTGAATACCTTCTTCAGGCGGGAACCACCAGTCACGCGACTTTGATAGAAGTTTCAGCAGCCGCAATCGCGGCGGCCACTGCACATTCTGGCGAATCGAAACGTTCTAAGTCTGCGCCGTAACTTGCGGCTCTGTCGATAGTGGCCTGTGGCAGGCCTCTATCGGTAGCAATCCTGCGAGCCTCCGCGGCCCGCCGCCGGCGCTCGTCCCGCCGACCTTCGGAGGAACGATCCCATTCGGGCGTTCGCCCCTCTCGACAGGCCGCGCAAGGCACGCTATCTCTCAGAATTGGCCCCACATCAGCCCAAAGGTTGGTATGAGCGCGCGTCGATGCCGGCCAGCCGGCGAGGCTGACGATTTCCGTTCGACAATGTCCACACTTGCTGATCACCTGGGCAGTTACCAGAGAACTTGCCATGATGTCTCTCCCTTCAATGGTGTGATGGTTTGGCTGCCATCATCAGGCGACGGGAGCCACCCGTCGCGACGCGGGCCAAGCCCGCGTTTCGGCTTTCAGACCTCCACATAGACCAGATTGTTTTCAGTCACCACGCGAAGTCGATTAGCTGGAACCTTAACCCCCTGGCCATCCTGCAAACGGTCAGCACCAAGAATGATAATTCCAGCGTACTCGCCGCTTGCGTCCATCCATGCGCCAGCTTCTTCATCCCATTCCGCGCCTTCCACCTTGTTCTTGGGAGTCCATCCCACCGGCTGGCACCACCGGCTCCCTGGCCAAGCAGAGGAACGATGGCCAACGATCACTTTCAGATTTCGGCGGTTCATTGTAGCTCTCCTTTCGAGATTGTGAATCAATCACTACCACTATTTTTTTACTCTACGGCTGGCTACTTGTCAAGTTTTTTTTGTTATTTTTTTTTTTTTTTTTTTTTTAGTCCATTTGTATCTCACCTTCTGCCCGCATGGCAATACTCTCAATCGCGTTAAGCTGCTTGCGAGTCTCGGGATACACGCAGCGCAGGACATGTCGGACTCTTGCTAGGATTACGCCGGCAAGTTGCTTCGCCTCATCGGAGGCGTCGCTGTCCAGGATGCGACGGGCTAGGCCGGCAACCCCAGCGGCGCATGCCTCGACCTCATCCAGCGTTGCAGTCACCCTGCAACACTCCTGGTGCAGGATGGCAGCCAGACTACTTGTGGAATTTTCTGTCATGGCTTCCCTCGTGGTTAACTACACATTCCAATGTAACGTGACTATGCTATCTTGTCAAGTTTTTTTTCTCACTTTTTTGCTTTTTCCATTAATTCTTTTACACAAAGACTTTACGTCAGAAATGGCGAAAAACATTTTTTTCCTTGACTGCAAATCGCCCATCGCCCATACTAGGGATGTGGTCGCCCTGGCCCAGAAAGGAGGTGCTCTATCACAACGGACAGAGAATTGGCAGAGGCGGCACGCCAGCTGGGATACCGGCTGGTCCGCGTCCGTAAGCGCGGACGGCCGCGCAAGCTGTCACCAGAGCAGGCTAGCGAAGTGAAATCCCGCTACCTGCGCGGCGAGCCAGCCGCGATGTTAGCGCGTGAGTTCGGAATCACGCGCCAATCAATTTATAGCTACTTGAGAGGAGAGACTGACGATGCGCATCTCAACGACAGGCTGGGAAGAGGAAGTGTTGATCGTCCCGCTCGTCGACACAGAGAACGAAGAAACAGAGCATGCCGACTCTGAGCCCGTTTCGGTCGAGTCGTAACCGTTGCTTTTCAGCTCCTCTCGGGCACAGCCCGAGAGGAGCCAGCAAAGGGCCGCCCAATGAACGACGACTCTATCTTGATCCCGCCAGGAATGCGCGACTCGCGTGGCCGCCTACGCTGCACAAGGATTTGTGCAGTCTGTGCGAGCGGCTATTTGAAATCGCCGTTCTACAGTATGATTTGGCGATCATCGCGCGTCTTCGCCAATCGCTGGAGCGGCAGTGGTAAGCTGCGAGGCGAGGCGGGATTGCACGCTTTCTGGCGAATTCGCGGCCCACTTAAGCCAGAGGTGCGAGACGAGGCCGTAGTCCACTGCCTGGCCGAGGGGCGGTGTCGTGTCGGCACGCTGGGCTTGCGTGCCGAATGGCTAACAACTCAAAGAGTTCTGCTCCATCCCGACATCTCTGAGGAGCTGCTACAGCTAGTGCAGCTTCGCTATCCAGACGTGACAGTCTGCCGGGCTAAAATCGGCCCATGTAGAATCCTGACTGCCGATGGGAACCTTTATTCTGTTGACGAGGAGGGACTGTTCCACGGGCAAAAGCGGTTCTATGACGGAACCGTCCTTCGATACCGTCATGGCCAACGGCATGGATTGTCACGCCACCATGACGGCTCGATAGAGCGCTGGCACCACGGTAGGCGCCACGGCACCTGGCGATACTTCGACGGGAGAATCGAACGCTACCGTTATGGCGAACGCCACGGGTTATGGATCCTACCGGACGGTAGCCGAATCTGCTACCGCAATGATTTGCGCCACGGCACCTGGCGGCTCGCTGACGGAAGTATTGAGCGATACCGCGATGGCAAACGGCACGGCAAGTGGGTGCTCCCCAATGGCGAAATCGTGATTTATCACGACGGCCAGATTGACCAGAGATACTCTGAAGCAAGGCATCAATGATTAACAACCCTGACTGGCAACATGACTCTATTCTCATCCCGCCAGGGATGAGGGCCGCCAATGACTGCCTTCTCTGCACCCGGATATGCCGGGTGCTATCGGTTGGTATCCTGTTCTCTCCTGTCCGCCTAACTGAATGGACTTGCCACCGCATGGTAGCCGACCGCTTCCCCGATGGTGGGGAACTTCGCAATGAAGCGGGCCTGCACGCGGTCTGGAGATTGCCTGGGGTAGTCCCGAAAGATCCATACTTGGCAGTCCTTCACTGCCTGGCTTCCGGCAGAGTCCGAGTCGGCAACCTTGGACTACGGGCCGAGGTGATGGAGGTGCAGGAGATCGTCCTGCATCACGATGCGCCAGATGCACTTCTGGAGGCTGTTCGGCGTCACTACCCTGTTTGTCGAGTTTACAAGGCACGGAAGCGGAAGCGGATGCTGATGCTGGATGCTGACGGAAGTTATGGGATGACCATGAATGGCAAGTTACATGGCCGCTGGGTCTGGCCGGACGGGAAAGTCGGCCACTACCGAGGCAACTTACAGCATGGTTGCTGGACCTACCCGGATGGTAGAGTCCAGCACTACCGCAACGGTTCGCGGCACGGCCGTTGGGTCTGGCCGGATGGCAGCATCGGCCACTACCACAACGGCTGGCGCCACGGTCGCTGGACATATCCTAGCGGCCGCGTCGAGAAATACAACTACAATCAGCGGCACGGCCGTTGGGTCTGGCCGGATGGCAGCATCGGCCACTACCGCAACGGGAAAAGACACGGCAAATGGATATTTCCCAACGGCGCCGTGATGTATTATGCTGATGACCAACTTGTGAGAAAATGCCATGAAAGTATCACTGCAAAGAGATGAGCTTCTGGCGGCGTGCAAGCTAGCCACGCTAGCGCTCCCTGCTCGGGATGCCAAGCCCGCCCTGCAGAACCTCAAGGTTATTGCCTCTGCCAACGATAACTGCACGCTGATGGCTACCGACCTGGAGCTTGGCCTCCGCCTGGAAGTATCCGGCGTTAAGGTGCACGAAGCCGGCGAGGCGCTGCTACCAGCCAAGCAGCTGACCGATATTCTCCGCGAGAGTACGGATCAAGAACTAACCCTGGATGCGACTACTAGCAATTGCGTAGTCCACGGCCAGTACAGCGAATTCGAGATGCCCGGCGAGGACCCGGCCGACTTTCCCGACGTTCCAGACTTTACGGACAACAAGTATCACGAGCTGACCGCGGACGTGCTCCGCGAAATGATCAACCGTACTGTCTTTGCCGCAGCCAGAGAGTTCCCCCGCCATGCGCTAACTGGCGTTCTCTGGGAACTGGATGACAAGCAGGCCCGCCTGGTCGCTACGGATGGACGCCGCCTGGCTCTGGCCACTGGCACCGCAACGGCTCACGGTGGCCACACCACCAATGGCCAAACGCACATTGTGCCGACCAAAGCTATGAACTTGCTGAAACGCATCCTGCAATCGACCGAAGCGCCAGTCTGCGTCAGTCTGCGCCCCAACGAGGCGTTGTTCAAGACCGAGCGAGCCCTGGTCTATAGCCGGCTAGTCGAGGGCCGCTATCCGAATTACATAGCGATTTTCCCGAGGCTACAGACCGCCAAGGCCCTGCTGGATGTGACGAAGTTCTATGCGGCGGTACGACAGGCTGCAGCCATGGCCGACAAGGAAAGTCGGCGTATACAGTTGCGCCTTATGAGGGACAAGGTGACTTTGCAAGCCGAAGCGGCCACGTTAGGACGGTCAAAAGTGGAATTGCCTTTGCAATACGACGGCAAAGAGATAAAAGTCAACCTCGACCCGCTCTTTCTCACCGACATGCTGCGCGTTCTGCCGCCTGATACTAACCTGACACTAGAGCAGGAGCTAGCCTCAGCACCTGTCTTATTCCGTGCCGGGCTAAACTACTCTTACGTGATTATGCCGATGACGTGATTATTGATGTGCATTTAGCCAGCGTTGCTCAGCCTGCGCCATAGCCTCTAGAGCCTTTCGCAGGCTCTCCAAGTCGGCCCCTTTGTCGTACTCTTCTCTGAGCCAGTACAGGGTAGCCAGCCTCCATTCTGGCCACCCTGTCACCGCCGGTTTCCTCTCAATTGGCCAGCCATACTCCGAGCAGGCGCGAACCAGGAATCGGTTCAGTCCCTTTGCATAGTAGTCAGGGTGCCCATCAATCCAGGGCAAGCGGCCCAGACTAGCAGGGGCCAGTGAGTACAGGTAGTCGTCTACTCGTGTCTCCTGGGCTAGCAGAATCTGCCGTGCTCTTTGTCGCACCTCCGGATCAGGCGAGCCCAAGCATTGGTAGAGCCACTGCGGGACGCAAGGGGCGATCGTGCTCAGCACTGCTGAGGCATGTTCCCTGCGCTGGTACTCCTCGTGGCCGAGATCGGAGAGTGACGCGACGGCCACCAGGTCAAGCAGGAGCAGAGCTTGCCCGATCGCTGAGGCGAGTTCGGCTGTCATGGTACAGCTCCTCAGCCGTACACGGCCTAGATTTGCCGGCTGGGCGCATCTTGCCGCCGCAAGTCTGGCACTTCGGCAACGGTTCGTCTGACCGCAAATCCAATCGCCA